TCTCCACTGACGGGATGCCCTGGATGTAACTCTGCTCAACAGAGCCCGGGCGCCATTCCCATTTCACACCCGGGAAGTTCACATTGCCGCTGGAATCAGCGATCGGGGTGTTGTCGAGGTAGATGTCCCGGTCAGTGGGCACCCCATCGAATTCGCCTTCGCCCACTGCCAGCAGGATCTTGGCGATGTTCGTCGAGCGCAAGCTGTCCGGCGACTCTACTGCCTGCTTCGGCTGGCTCTCGCCCCCTTTGGCGCCGACAATTTCCAGGTGATCTACTGGGCCCATGCTTTCCTCCGTGCGAAAAAAAACCGCCAACTGGCGGTCTGTGCATTCTTTTGGCGCTATGCCTTGTCCTGCGCCTCGATTGAGGCGGAGATGATCGCCCCGCCCCAGCGTCGTTCGCCGATGCAGATCGGGACTGGGTTGCCGCTGGCTGTGGTGTTCTTGGCGCTGCCGAAGGCGTAGGACGGTAGGTTTTCTGGCGCGGCGCTTTGGGTTAGGCCCTTAGCCTGGGGGCTGAGCATTTGGATTACGCCTGCGGCGACCATGGCTCCACCTAGCTGGTAGAGAAATGGGGAGGCGCCAGCAAATGGCGTAAATGAGAGGACAAAGGCTGCGGCGATGAGTACAGCGCCGACAACTGTCTGAAGCGTGCCTCCACGCTTGCTGCCTCCAACGACAGGGACGATACGTATCTCTTTCACGCCTCCGCGATCGAATTGATCTGGGCCGACGTTACGACCGTTCCGGAAAATAGCGAAGCGCATGCCTAGTTGGTCAAGCCTCCTGATCTCCGCCTCAAAACCAGGAATGGTCGCATTAAGAGCCCTGAACACTTCGAAAGTGCTTCCGCTATCGAGTGATTTTTGATGCAGGCGGCCGAATTTTCGGGCAAGCGAGCATGACAATTTGATGCTAGTCAACGCTGGTGGCTGAGCATTGGGCATGGCTGTAAATTCCTATGGGCATAAAAAAACCTCCCGGAGGAGGCGTTGATCTTGGATATGCTCAGATGCAGGTTCGCGCCACCTTCACCCACTTGGACCACGTACTGTTCCGAGTGTAGATACTGACCTTGGCACCAACGGTCTGGCTCTGCACTACCGCCATCACTGGCGTTCCCACCATGTCGATGTCTAAGCGAATGCGATAACCAGTTTCGGTTTCCGTCGAGACTACTCCGCTACTCATGTCCTGCCATTTCGGGGCGAGACATTTAGAGAAGTCTCTCGCGGTCTTTGGAGTGTGGCTTTCGAAGGCAGGCCCGTGTTCTACAAGATCCGAAGGCGAGACACATCCCGCCAGCAACCCCAAGCCCAATGCACAGATCAAAACTCGCATGTGATCCCTCCATGAAAACTTCGAATGTATCATCACTTACTGTCGCGGTGACGCAACACCAAGCGCGTCCGTTCGAGCCAAGGCCCGCCGAAAACGATGATTTCCGATGGTCGCCCCAGAAGGTGATGCAGCATGAATGGACCCGGCCCAAACACATGGCTGTCCTCGCCTGGCAGCTGGGAGTCAGTGCCAAGGTAGATGCCCGCATGATTTGGATGGGCAGTACGCCCCACCGCCATGACGATCAAGTCACCACGCTGCGGCTCGCTCACCTGGTGGAAGCCGGCAGCCTCATAGGCCTGCTCGTATAGGCTCGGTCCATCGGCGTTCTCCCACCAGCCCTCCTCTCGATCGTAGGCAGGAAATTCCACCCCCCATTCCCGGTGATACCAGTCGGCGCAGGTCTGCCAACAGTCCCAGGCACCGTGCACGAATGGGCGACCTAGCAGCGGCGTGCATCCGGTGGGCGTGATCGTGCGCAGATCGCCCTCTGGCCAGGACAAGATGTACCAGGGCAGGCCGGTGGCCTCGCACATAGCCAAGTCTCGCGGCGACGGCCTGCTGGTGGCGTCGGGATGCGAGTGGACGATTCCAATCACCTCGCCCAGGTCTTCGGCCTCGGCGTACTGCTCGGGTGCAATCCGGAATTCCTCAGTCGGATCGTTGGATGCGTTGGAGCATGGGTGATAGACCTGCCTTCGGCCAACCTGCAGCAGTATGCCGCAGCACTCTCGCGGGTATTCAGCCGCTGCGTGCGCTTGCACGGCGGCGAGAATGTTTTTGCGCATGGTTAGCTCCGGGCGATCAGCGAGACGGCAGGGAAGCCGCCGAAGGGTAGTTCGTTGCCCTGGCCATGCCGGACGGTGCAGCCGGTGTCCAGGCAGCCGTTGCATTGGTCCTTGGCTGGGTCTGACGTAGGGTTTCCGTCCATGTCGTAGTAGGGCCCGGTGTAGCCACAGTTCGGCCCCCGGTACCCTGCCGTCATCGCCCAATGGCATAGCTGCGTCATCTGACGCCCAATCGTTTCGCCACCCACATCGCCCGGGCTTGCGAGCTCCCAGGCTACGGTGGTGCCGCTTTCGGACACCTTCTGATCGATATACCAGACTTCGATCGCCTCCTCTGCCGGATCTGCGGAGGGGTTGCCACCGGCAAAATTCGCAGCGTCCAGGTACTCGGCGAAGGTGTGCCGCATGGTCAGCTTGAATTCGAGCAGGTTGTCGAAGGCCAAGCACAGCGCGGTGATCCGGCCATTAACGTTACCCGCACTGAACGTGGGCCGCACTGCAGTTCCATCCGAGTTCGCCTCAATGCCTTCAATCTGGACCGGCCAGGCGCTGTACTCGTTGCCCTGCCACCAGATGGACTTCGCCGGCAGCTGGTCAGCATTGGTACCGGCTGCTCGCAGCTCGTCGGGAGTGTGAGGAATGGCGTGCCCATGGAATCGCAGCACGTCAGCCCCGAAGTCCGTACCGTCGAGCTCGAACAGCAGTATCTCAGCCCCTGGTTCAAGCTTCTGTAGTTGGGTGATCAGGCTCATGGATGAAATGCTCTTTCGAAGGTGGCAGTAAGTACGGTGATGCCGCCGGGCTTACGCACCTGCCGAAACTTCTCGCAGCGGTACAGGCCCAGCACTTCTTCCGGATTGGTCCACAAAAACGACTTGGCGCCCCGGTGGCGGCGGATGAATGCAAGGATCGGAGCGATCTCCGAGGCAAGCCCGCCGAATGTCAGATCCCAGCTGTCCGTTTCGCCGTTGAGCCCATCGCTTGTTACCTGGGCGTAGTTGTCGCCGAACTGGGACTTCCTGGTCCGAAGCTCGCTATCTCCGCTTGCCTCGTCATCGGGCACCCATGTGAACGTCTCGATAGCCATCAGCGCCTCCCGGTCGTGTTTCGGTGGCTGACGCCGCCAGGGCGCCAGGATGAGGCGATAGCTCGTTCGGCTACCCCCTGCATCTGCCGCTCCATGTTTTGCTGGAATGCTGCAGGGTCCAGTTCCATGCCCTCAGAACTTCGGTCTTCCAAGGCGACGGTCACCGGAACGCTGACCTGCACGATTGTCGAGCCACCGCCCCCGCCCACCATCTGTACGCCCAGTGACCCATCAGCCCCACGGGCCAGCGGCATGATGGCTTCGGGACCAGCCTCCCCAGCGACACCCAGGCCACCGCCTGCCATAGCAAAGCCTGTCGGCCTGGTTAGCACGCTGTTGGTAGCAAAGGCCCCACCTTTGGCGAACATTTGCACTCCACCATCCCAGGCGCCGCCCTTAGCCTGGGCCCGGAAATAAGTGCTCGAGTAACCGGCCTGAGAAGCGCCAAGGTTGGATGAAACCGCCCCGGCAGAGCCTGGCGTCATGCCGTTGCCGCCTCCACTGCCGAAGTAGTTTGTCGCAGCCGTTACGCCCCAGTTCACCACAGTGCTGAGCAGAGAGCTTGCGGCTTGCTGGCTGGCAATCCTGGCCATGTCAGCTATCACGCTGGTGGCAAAGTCCTTGAAGTTGGCCTTGCCCGTGACTGCGAAGTCGGCCAAGGCGTCCCTGGCCGTGTTGAAGCCAGTGGTCAACATTTCATCGGTAGCGCCGGCCACATTCGCAGCATCAGCCCGGATATTGGCCCAGGCTCGCTTAGCTCCGTTTCGATAATCTTGCTGGGCCACCAGCCTGGCGTCGTAGCCATCAACTTCCATCTGCAGCTCGCGGGCCTGGAAATCCTCCAGATCCGCTAGGCGCTGCTGATACGCGTCCTGGCTCAATCGCCGGGACACATCCTCCTGCTGTTCCTCCAGCTGCCGGCGGGCCTCGGCGTACTTCTGCCGAACGCTATTGAGGCGCTCAGCCTGGTCGCGCTCGTCATCGCCCATTCCGATACCGGACACATCGGCATTGACAGCGTCCTGACGTGTCTGCAGGACTACCTC